AGATAGGCTTTTTTAAAGATGCACAAGATACACAGCACACACACAACACACACACACAGGATAACACACAGCACACAAATAAGGCTGAAAGTACTGTTACACAAAGGTCACAGGAATACACAGCACAAAGTACAGATAATACACACGTAAACGTAATAGACCTAAGCAAAGAGAAAAAAAGAGTGAAGGTATATATACAACGTATTAATAAAGCCTTTACTCCTACACTCTTGCAACGTCTTAGAAGTGATATATCAAAACTTGCTAACTTTGGTTACAGTGTATCTTACAGTGATAATAAAGTGACTATTAATAATGATTTGAAGTTAGGAACTCCAGTAAATGTAACTTATGCTGATAATAGGTTAGTGATTAAATATCATAAGTAATATTAAAAAAGTTTATAAAAGTTTTTAAAAATAAATATTTAGATGTATCTTGCAGTCATATTTAATAACAAACTAAAATAAATCACATGACAGATTATTTAAAGTTTATTGAGAGTAAAAAGCATACTTCAATAAAACAAGGAGTAGATCAAGTCTATCATAATGACAATCTCTTTCCTTATCAAAAGCACGTATTAGAATATTTGGTTAATAAAGGTCGTGCAGCTTGTTTCTTAGATACTGGATTAGGTAAGACTTTAATAGAATTGTGTTTAGCTCAAAACTATGTAGAAGCTACTAATAAACCAGTATTAATAATTACACCTTTAGCAGTGGCTTTTCAATTTATTAAAGAGGCTGAGAAGTTTGGAATAGGTAGTATAGAGTATTCAAAAGATGGTAGATACAGTAGTAAAATAGTAGTATGTAATTATGAGAGGCTAAACAAGTTTAATTATTCAGATTATGACTGCGTTATTTTAGATGAGTCTTCTATCTTAAAAAACTTTAACGGAGCTATTAAAAGTCACATTACTAACTTTATGAAAAAAGTTAGATACCGTTTCTTATTCACTGCTACACCTTCACCTAATGACTTTATAGAATTAGGTACAAGTTCAGAAGCATTAGGCTACTTAGGTTATATGGATATGTTAAAGACTTATTTTGCAAATAATGAGAATAACATAAGGCCTCAAGAGATAGGCACAAAATGGTACTTAAAACCTCATGCAGTAAATGACTTTTTTAGTTGGGTTAGTAATTGGTCTATATCTATGCGTAAGCCTTCTGATTTAGGTTTTAGTGATGATAATTATATACTTCCTGAATTATTGACTAATTATCATTATGTAAAGAATGATAAAAACTGGATTATAAACGGTCAGCGTTTAATGTTTGGTATAGTAGCTAAAACAATGACAGAAGTAAGAGAAGAGCAAAAGATGACTACTGAGAAAAGATGTGAAAAGGCTACTGAATTAACTCAAGATAAAGAGACTTCTGTTATTTGGTGTAACTTCAATTACGAAGGAGATTTGTTAGAAAGCATGGATAAAGAAGCTTATCAAATTAAAGGCTCAATGAAATTAGAGCAAAAAGAAGATCTTTTATTATCCTTCGCTAATGGAGATATTAAGAAGCTAATTACTAAGCCTAAAATTACTTCTTTTGGTCTGAACTGGCAACACTGTAATCATACCGTTTACTTTCCTACATGGAGTTACGAACAGTACTATCAAGCTATTAGAAGGTTTTATAGATTTGGTCAGAAAAGAGACGTTACAGTAGATTTAGTATTAAGTGATGGTCAAAAAAGAGTAGTAGATGCTTTAGAGTATAAAAAAGATAAAGCTATTAAATTATATAACAGTTTGAATACTGCTGTCAATAGCATTAAAAAACATGATGTAAAGCCTTTAGAAATTAACTTTAATAAACCTAAATTTTTATAACAAACTAAATTAAATAACAATGACAAAAGAGATTAAAGAGCAAGTACACACTGATAATTATTCTATTTATCGTAATGACTGTATAAATGTTTTACCTCACTTAGATGATAACTCAGTAGATTTAACAGTATATTCACCTCCTTTCATGGGACTGTATAATTATTCAAGTTCACCTTATGACTTTAGTAATTGTGAAACTACTGAACAATTTTTAGAACAATACGAATATTTAATTAAAGAGATAGCAAGAGTAACTAAATCAGGTCGTATTACTGCTGTACATTGTCAAGATGTAATTACTAATACTACTAAGCATAATCTTTTTGACTTTCCACATGAAATTATTAAATTACATTTAAAATACGGTTTTACATACAATAACCGTATTACGATTTGGAAAGAGCCTTTAGAAGTTCGTACTCGCACAATGGTAAATAGTTTAAAGCATAAGCAATTAGTAGAAGACTCTACAAAGGTATATACAGCTATTCCTGATTATGTTTTAATATTTAGAAAAGGTGGAGAAAATAAAGTACCTGTTACTCATGAAAGTGGTTTAGACTATTACGCAGGTGAAACTCCTTTACTTCCTGCAATGGAGCGTAAGTATGGTAATTGGGATCATATCTGTAAGAAATATGAAGGCTGGAAAGACCATAAGACAAATAAAAAAGCTCACATAATATGGCAGCGTTACGCCTCTTCAGTTTGGGACGATATAAGAAATAGAAACGTATTACAATTTAAAGAAAGCAAAGAAGAAGATGATGAAAAGCATGTACATCCTTTGCAGCTTGATGTAATTGATAGATTAGTATATTTATATTCTAATCCTGATGAAATTGTATTAACGCCTTTTATGGGAGTAGGTTCAGAAGTATATAGTGCTGTAAGTTTAGGTAGAAAAGCAATAGGAATAGAATTGAAAGTTAGCTACTTTAAACAGGCTACTAAAAACTTACAAGGTGTAAGCAATCGTTTTGAAAATGAAAAGCAGTTAAAAATGTTCTAATGACAGTAAACCAACTTCTAACAAATACAAAAGTCAATTTAGATATATCTAAAGGCTGCATATCTATACAAGTTCCTGAAGACTTTAACTTACAGTTATCTACTAATGAATTAATCAATATACAATCATTAGAATTAGAATCAGATAACCTATATCAAAGCTTTATAGACTTGACGGATAAAATGCAAATGACTAACAATATGACTAAGCCTGAAGTACATTATCAAAATTGGCTTTTGTATAAGTTGGAAAGAATAAACTATAGAAGATTAGAGATAGAAACTGAAATAAGAGCTATCAAATTAAATGCAGTAAGTAATTCTCTATTGATATTAGAAGACCTGATAAAAGATAAAGTAATTCATAAACCTAAAGCACCTGTAAAGAAAGTAACTACTAAGCCTTCTAACAGGTGGTACAAAAAATAGTAACAATGATATTAGAATTTAAAGAGAATATAGCTGAAGCTATAGACAAAGTAGAGCAAGGTTATAAAGATGCTTATCCAGTCTATGTAGAATTGAAAGACCTTGTAAAGTTCATTACTTCCTGCTTATCTCAAATTGAAGAGCAAGTAATAGAAGAAGTAGGAGATCAGAAACTAACCTACTCAGGTTATGAAATAGAAAGACGTAAAGGCTCACCTCGTTACTCTTTTAATCATATTCATAGCATTAAGCAGCTACAAAGTCAAATTAAAGACTTAGAAAACCTGCATAAGTTAGCTTATGATAGACAGTCAAAAGGATTAGAGCCTATTGTAGATGCTGATACAGGAGAAATAGTAGAAGCTGCAGTAGTGAAATACACAAAAGACAGTATAGTAATTAAACAATCAAAAGAAATATAAAAGAATGGACTTCAAAGATTTAGAAAGTAAAGTAAAGTTTTGGGCAAATGAGCGTAATATACTTCATTCAGGTAACGCTCCTAAGCAGTTTATGAAATTCATAGAAGAGTCAGGTGAACTATCACAAGCTATCTTAAAGAATAGACCTGATGATATAGCTGATGCTTTTGGTGATGTGATGGTAACGCTTATAATCTTAGCTGAGCAATTAAACTACGATTTAGTAAAGTGTCTTAATCTTGCTTATGAAGAGATAAAAGACCGTGAAGGAAAGACAGTAAACGGAGTCTTCTTAAAAGAATAACACAATGCTAAAGATTAATAATATTAAAATACCTTTCTACGTCTCTGAAATCAAGTACAGTAACTTCTTAGATTATGCACAAATAGAAGTTAATAAGGCTACTGATTATAGAGATGTAGAAGTATTAACTGGTGTAGATTTTAGTCAAAGTTTTGGTAACTACTCTAAATTGAATATAGCTAACAGACTAAGACAAAAAGTCAATGATTATAAACCTAAAAGAATAAAAGAATTTGTACATAACAATGAGCTGTACATTATTAAAGACTGCAATCAAATTACTATACTTGAAGGTATCTTAGCTTTAAACTTCGCTAAAGAATTTACTAAAAAGAAGTATCAAATAGCTACAGGCTTATATGCTATGAAGTTATATCTCATAGCTACAATGACTCGAAAAGTAATAAACGGTCAAGTAGAAGAGTTACCAATTAATTTAGGTGAGGTACATGATTTTGTAGAAGCAAGAGTTAAAGAGTTAGAAGATATATCTTTCAAGAATGCTATAGACTTTGAAGCTTTTTTTTTTGAGTTTGAAGACAAGTTAAGTAATGGATATTTTAAATACTCTTTCAAGTCAATACATCCTTTGAACATAAAGCACATTGATAAAGAAGGACAGGAACGCAATAACAGGTATTTAAGCGTGTATAACAGCTTTTCAATATTAGAACACTTAATAAGTAACAATCTTATTACAAATAGCATAGAAGGCTTAAAAATGCCTTTCTTTCATTGTATAATGCTATATGGAATGAGTGCAAATAAATGACAATGACAAAAGCAAAAGAATTAAGTACAAGACAAAGAGGCTACAAGTTTACTCATACTTCAGGTAAGGAGTATATCTACACAAAGCTAAAGCAAGGCTGTAGAGAATTATTAGGCGGCTCTTATCAAAAAATCTATCAATCTCTTTTTGTGTATAATGTAGATTTTTACATAGAGAAAGAATACAAGATAGAAGTAATAGATATTAATGAATTATACAAAAGCAAGGCGTAATTTAGAAAGTGAGTTACAATCACATTGCGTAAAGTGGTTTAAACTCACTTTTAAAAAGTATGCTTACCTTCTATTCTCAGTTCCTAATGGTGCTTTTCTTTCAGGAACTAAACTACAAAGAATAAAGCAATGGAATAGACTAAAGAATGAAGGAGCTACAAAAGGCGTAAGTGACTTGATACTTCTAATACCTAACAGTAAATATCATGCTCTTTGTATAGAAATGAAGACTACACAAAGTCACTCAAGACAAAGTAAAAGTCAAAAAGAATTTGAAACTGCTGTAACTAAGCAAGGTTATAAATATGAAATATGTAAGACCTTTGATGACTTTCAGCAAATTATAAACCAATACTTAAAAGATTTAGAATGAATAATTTTAAAATAGAAGGAGAAATAGTAGTTATAGATAATGAGCAAGTATTCTCTTCTAAGTTCAAAAAAAGAGACTTTGTTATTAAGACTAAAGACGGTAACTATGACCAGTTCTTAAAGTTTCAGTTAGTTAATGATAGATGTGATCTTATAGACAAATACAAAGCAGGTCAAGAGATAACAGTACATTTTAATCTATCAGGTAGAGGATATGATAAAGGCGGTGATACTGTTTATTTTACTAACTTAGTAGCATGGAGAATTGAAGGAGATGCTGCAAAAAAAGAAGCACCAACTTATCAAACTAAGTTAGGTAGTAAGCAGCCTGTAGTAGTAAATGATATGAATGAAGATTTACCGTTTTAACTCTTTTCATTGTTACATATATATACAGTCACTTCTGAGTAATCTAAGTGACTGTTTTTAATTTATTGATATGATATATAACTTAGCAAAAAAAGAAGATATACAGGCTTTTAAAGACTATTCTAAGCGGTTAATAGATGAAGGTAAGAAAGTAGAACTTACTCAGAAAAGGAATAAAAGAAGCCTATCTCAAAATAACTACTTGCACTTGATATTATCATGGTTTGCAGTAGAAACAGGTTACACTTTAGAAGAGGTAAAGCAAGATGTATTTAAGCGTTACGTATGTAGAGAATTGTTTATTACTGAAAAGAATGGTATATTAATTTGTAGGAGTACAAGTAGCTTAGACACAAAAGAACTTAGTCAAGCTGTAGATACTTTTAGAAATTGGTCAAGTAGTGAAATGAATATATACTTACCTTCAGCTAATGAGACAGATTTACTAACACAATTAGGAGATAGATTAGATAACTACAAACAGTTTTTATAATGAGCAAATTAACAGATAAGCAAGAGATGTTTTGTCAAGAGTATATTATAAGTTTTAATGCTACTGAATCATATAAGAAAGCAGGTTATAGTGTTCATAATGATAATGCAGCAGCAGTTAATGCTCATAAATTACTAAGAAATACTAAGATAGAAGAAAGAATACAGGAACTAAAAGACAAAAGAGTACAAAGAACTAAGATAGATGCTGACTATATGACTAAGACGCTTCAAAGTTGGTTAGAAGTAGATGTTACTCAGTTACTATCTTTAACAGTAGAGCAAATAAAGTCTTTACCTCTTGAAGTTAGAAAGATGGTACAGGCTGCTAAGCCTACTAATATAAAGACTGAAGACGGTCAAGTACTTTATGATATTAAGTTTGTATCTAAAGAGAAAGCAGCTGAAATGCTATCAAAACATATAGGCTACTTTGAGAAAGACAATGAGCAAAAGATAACATTAGAAAATAATGCACTTACTAATATTAGTGAAGCAAAGCAATTAGAGATACTGACACTTATTCAAGATGCAAAAGCAAAAGCTAACTAATAATGAATTACTATTACTTTACCTTACTGCTTTTAGAAATAAAAGATTTGACTTATTAAATCTATCTGAAAAGCAGCAAAAAGCAATGCACCAACTAACCAACGGTCAAGTAGAAGAAGTTATGTTTGGAGGTGCTGCAGGTGGCGGTAAGTCTTTCTTAGGTACTTCATGGTTATTCTTATCCTGCTTAGCTTATCCTGAGACTAAGTACTTTATAGGTAGATACTCTAAAAAGCAAATAATACAATCAATAGTAGAAACTACAATAGATAAAGTATGTGATACTTTTAGTATTGATAAGTCTCTATTTAAAGTCAATACTCTACAAGGCTTTATACGCTTTAACAATGGCTCTAATATTAACTTCTTAGAGTTAATGTATAAACCTAATGAAGATAAACAGTATGATAGATTAGGTAGTACTGAATATACTGGAGGCTGGATAGAAGAAGGCGGTCAAGTTCCTGCTAAAGCACATGAAATATTAGGTACAAGAATAGGTAGGCAACTTAATGATAAGTATAATGTAAAAGGTAAACTTCTTACTACTTGCAATCCTGCTAAGAATTGGATATATCGTATCTTTTGGAAGCCTTATAAAGAAGGTCTATTAGAAGATAATAAAGCAGTTATACAGTCTTTTATCACTGACAATATCTTTATAGAGAAAGAGTATAAGCAACGCTTAGAAAAGCTAAAAGGTCAATCAAGACAAAGGCTGCTTTTAGGTAATTTTGATTTTGATGATGATGATAATGATCTAACTACTAATTCAGCAAGACAGGATATCTTTAATAACAATCACATTACAACTACAGATAAGTACTACTTAACTGCTGATATAGCATTATCAGGCTCAGATGATTTAAGTATATTTATTTGGAATGACTTAAAAGTAGTAGAGATAAAGGAATTTAATAAAGCCAATGGTGAAGAGGCTAAAGACTACATACAGGCAAAAAAGAAGGAATACAAAATACCTAACAGTAGATTTGTATTTGATGCTGATGGTGTAGGAGCTTATTTAAGTGGCTTCTTTAAAGGTGCTGTAAGCTTTCACGGTAACGGCAAAGTAATAAACAATGAGAACTATGAGAACTTGAAGACTCAATGTGCTTATAAAGCTGCTGAGTATATCAATGATAGAAAGATATGGATAGCAAATGTTAAAGACAATGATAGTCAGGATAAGATATTAGAAGAGTTAGAGCAACTAAAAGAAAGAGACAAAGAGAAAGACGGTAAGCTAAAGCTAATCAGAAAAGAGACTATGAAAATGAATATAGGTAGAAGTCCTGACAGGTTAGATAATATCATTATGAGAATGATATTTGAATTAAAGCAGCGTAATAATCCAGTTACTGTAGTTTTATAAAAATATGTATATTTGAAGTAAATTAACTAAAAGAAAAGATATGATAAAGAAGATAAAAGTCACAAAGCAAGAGATAAGAACTTATACAGATACAAATGATATTAAGTCTTATAGCTATGATGTTACTTTCTTAAATAGCTTACTTACTCCTGCA